TGGTCTCTTACGTTTGTGGCGGAATTTATCACCGCTACAGATGGAAGGTCCAACATGTTACCTCTTCATGGTCGGGTACGAACGAATGGTGACCTAACGGTCTCCACTTTCGATCTAACCGGCGCAAACGGGGAACATTTTCATTTCGAGAATGGTCGGTTTGTCTGGACGTCATGGAGTCGCCTCTATGACTTCCCCAGAACGATCCCACCCTTTCTTCGAAGTGATTCTGTCCTCCCAGTTGGACACATATCTCTTCGCGCCACTAGTGGCGTGATTAGTATGGTTCCTTTCCTGGGGGGTGGCTCTAATCTCATTACTCCGGACGAGTCCGGGTCTGGGATTAATCCTACCCTGATTGCTGATGAAGTGGTGCCTCCGATCCCTGAGACGGTCTGGTTCGAAAACAGTCGCGACGCATTTGATGCGTTTAGTGACCAGTTTCCGGCGGATTTGAGCCTTGGCAATTTCCTTTTGGAGCTTGATGACATGGCAGCCATCATTCCCAAGTTGGAAAAGACTCTATCCAAGACCATTGCATCTGCTTTCCTTAATTATAACTTCAATTGGAAGCCATTAATTAAGGATTTAGGTGCATTATTCAACATCTGCGCGTCTGTGAGTTCTCGAATTGAGTACCTCAAGAAGACGCGTGGCAAGCCCGTTCGCATTAATTTCCTCAAAAGGGATCTTAATGTGACAGCCCCAAGTCCATATCTAAAAGATTTTGGACCGGGCGGGGTGATGTTTGAATTCGCAGTAGCTGACTTCAAGACTGAGTATAGGGCTAGCTCTTGGTTGAGCCAGAACCTAACTCACCTTGATGACTTCTACGGCTTACTCAGGGCTTACATGGGGAAAACTGGTCTGAACAATCCCTTAAAGATTGTTTGGAACGCAATCCCATTTAGCTTTGTGCTAGATTGGATTGTGCCCGTTTCCAGTTATCTCAACAAGTGGAAGATTCAAGGTGCCGATGGAGAATGGAACTTGCGTGATACCACGTGTTCCACTCTTACGACGTGCCGAATAATCATTACACAAGTTGACCGTGTAAGTGGCGACCGCACCCATTTGGGTGAAGTTGCCTTTCGTAGGTATGAACGAGTTGTCGGACTCCCAGTGCCATTGCTGCTTTTGCCAAGCTTGCAAGCACTAAGTGAAAAACAGCTGGCGCTTCTGTTAGCTATGTCAACGTGACGTAGCGCAGGATTTGCCTAAGGGCATTTAAAGCCCTCGAGGAGTACTGCATGTTAGCTAACAATCTAGAACTCAACGGTGGAACTTATGACGACGCTGGTGAGTTCGATGTAGGACACTTTGTCCTCATTGATCAATCCAACGCCGGATCAACACGCGTTTTGGCGGAGTCAACGCTTGCGTTGCCTACCAAAATGCAAATCAAGCATTCCCTTTCAGGGAAGGCTGATTCTGTTGTTGACCGACACTTGATCTCCTTCTCGAAGACCAAGTTGTCGGGTTCCACTCCAGTTGTGGCTACCCTCAACTTTACGTTGACGGTACCGCGCCTGGGCGACACATTCAATACTGTGGATATTGCTGGCATGTGCAGATATCTTACGAGTCTGCTCGGCTTCGCAACTACCACAGAAACTGAATTTGCCGCTATCCAAACGACCCTCAACGCAGTTCTGCGTGGTGAGTCGTAGGATTCTCGCTGTCTTTGAGTTGACACGAGGGTTTGTTGGCTATCCATGCACACGCATGGAGGTCTAAACCAATTGGTTAGACAGAATAGCCATGTCGACTTTTATGTCGGCCTCGCGGCTTCTCTGATCCGTAGCGGTCCGTATTATTCCACAAACGTTAAGTCTTCCGAGCGGGACATCGAAACTTTACAATCTCGATGTTCTGCAGAGGGACTGGCATTCTTGACCAAGTGCCTACCCAAGTTGGGAAAGGCGTTAGATCAAGGAATGCTGAATACTCAGCTCTCGGTTCCAAGGGAGTTCAAACGCTCCTCGAAGAACCGTGGTATACCTGCTTTTTTGCAGGCGTACTTTAAAAGAGTATTCAACGCTACTGGAACACTCCGGGACGATGCAGACATAGTCGCAGTAAAATTTCTGCGTCAAGTCTGCTTCTTCTTGTACAAACTCGAACTGCCCTACACTCGCGAGCAAGAGACTTCTGTCGTAGAAGCTTTTGTGCGGACTGAAGGCGAGCTCGAGCTCGAGCTTGGTGGAACCGTTGGCGACATGGTCGCCGCTGCTTCCTACATCACTCGAGATGTCTTCGCTGGGTTTGACCCAAAAGACATTGTGCCAAGACACGGTCCCGGGGCGGTGGCAACTGGTGAACACCTCGATGAGAAGTGGGATTTCTCCCGCCTCTACAACGAAATCCACCAGGTGTACCCCTACTATGAATATTTCATTGTAGGGGGTGCTCGTGAGCTGATAGATCGATTGGAGTGGTACAAGTCCTTGGAACGCCGGGAAACCGGGGTCGCCAAGGTTGTACTGGTTCCAAAAGACTCGCGTGGTCCGCGT